GTTCCTAAAGATCTCAAAATAAAAGATGATGGTGGGAAGGACATATCAGATAAATGTAGTTTAGTCTATAAAACTGAAATACAATGTGAAGGAGATGATACTGGAGAAATAGTAGAAAATAAGATAAAGAATAAATATAGTGGAGAAATAGTAAAAAATAAGATAAATAGTAACGATACTGGAGAAACAGTAAAAGAACCTTTTACAAACTTAAAAAATGATAATAATGATATATTTTGTATTTTTATAGCAACAATAATACTAGCATTATTTATAACCATCAAAAGAAAGAACTTTTAAGTTTTTGAGATATCTTTTCAGCACCGCTAACATCTGTTGAACCACCACCATATAAAAAGTGTTCATGTTCATCATCTAGTGAATGAAATGTATCATCTTCTTCATCATCTTGTGTTTCTTCGGGTATTAATGCTAAATTTATAGCAGGAGTATCGCGCTTATTACCATTACTAAATTCTACATAGATAATTGGTTCTTCACCTTCGGCAACATTTCTATCAATATCAAAGACCTTCACAATATGAGAACCTTTATAAAGGACACTATCCCCTACATTAAATGGAAGTTCTTTAATAATTCTTCTCTGTTCCAATATTGAATTTGCCAGATCTATTTCCGTTTTTCTCTGATTCACACTTTCAGAATCACCTTGAACTTGTGATATCATTTCTTTTAATGAATTATGGTGTTGTATAACCTGCTTGTACAGTAGATTATGAATATTTAAGAAATTAGAAAATATGAGATGTATATTATCAGGAATTGATTCGTCCCTCATACCATTCAATTGAAAATATAATGGTTTGTGTTTTATGGCGAGATCAATATAAAAAGAAGTATTGAAATTCTTAAAGAAATCAATAAGTTTTTCAGTTTCCTCTAAATTATGTTGGAGATTTTCTAAAACATTCTTTGATAATATAATACCACTGTCTAAAACACGGTCATTTGGAGATTCTTTTCTCATAAATGATTCATAGGGTATTTCTTGTTTTTGATGCGAATGTTTAATACAATCTTCACAAATACCTCCTAATTTTTCTTTTCCACGTACCGCGTCGCTATAATTTTTAAAGAAATCTTTTTTAATAGGTAGTTGACAACCACAATCACAACCACCTTCATTATACCATTCGTCACCAACCATATTTATCATATTATAAATGTTCTTGTTTTTCTTTAACTCTTCAATCTTTTCTAAAAATTGATTGTAAATCCCAAATAAACATTCTAAAAGATTATCACCGCCGATATTTTCATACATTAATAAATGATTTAGAAACGAAATATTATTCGTCTTTGTGTGCGATAAATTGTATAATTGTATCGGTTCTTGAACAGATTGCTTACCATTTAATATTTTACTCATTAATGTATCAAATAACAAATAAGACCATTCGTCTTCCATTTATTAAATAAAAATATTATTATTTTACAGTTTTGAACAATTGATTAAATTAAATTTATTCTAGTATCTCAATATTTTCCCATCCAATGATATTTTTACCAATTTCATGTGAATTACAAAAGTCTGCCATATTTTTTGATTCTCCAAATTTTTTTGTGATAATTTCTTTTACTATAGAAAATTTATAAGTTTCAAATTTGAAATTATTATTTATTATTTGTAACTACATTAAACAAACATGAGTGACTATTCAGAACAAAAGGGTTGGGAGAAAGCACTTGAAACAATGAACGAGATGACCGATTTTATAAAAAATGAAAATAATAAAATAGGTGAAGAGAATGATAAACTCAAAGAAGAAAATATCCAATTAGTTGAAACATTAAATAGAAAAAACACATATATTGATATACTCAAAGAAAAAAACCTTCTTCATGTTGAAATGGTAAATCAAAGGTCTTCATATATTGAAAAACTCGAAGAAGAAATAAGGATTCTTAAAAATACAAAACCTACACCAACTGTAAGTGCTAATGGTGAATTTAGATATAACTTTTACCTTGAAAACTTCAAGATGACAAGAGAAGAACTCGCGCAAAAAGTCCACAAGATAAATTGTGAAAAACAAGGATGGGATTACCATCCACTAAAAGTTGGTTCATTTGGTTTTGATAACCTTATTATGAGCATTGGATATAAATTAAGAGATAATAATGGTCCAGTTTCCATCCACAGCGGATGGAGTGTGAATTACATATATTGGACTGATTCTAAGCCATATGAAGGTAAATATAATTATATAGCCCCTTTTAATTCACTTGGTGATGAAAGGAGAACAAAACTTTCTCAAACAAAATATGATGACCTTGATATAAAAGAAAAACAAAAAGATATCATTATAGATGAAGCAGTAAATAGTATGGTTGTTAATAAATAGTTGATAAGTTATACATTATTAAGTTCTTCAAAATCTCATAAAGTAGTATGAATAGTAAGGCATAATACCAGAAATCATAAGCTATCTTTTTCTTTCTATCCTTTTCTTTTTTCTCTTCTCTTATTTTTATTTCTAATTTCTTCCTTTTAATAAAATTTTCTTCCTCTTTTTTTATTAACTTTAGTCTCTTCTCTTTCTCTTCTTCTTTTTTAATTAACTTTAGTCTCTTCTCTATTCTTTTTCGTGTTCCTTTAGCACATGGAAAGAATCTTTGAGGTTCAAAGTCTGAACAATAGCAAACATCACAACCACACAATTCACCATTGCTAAATTTTTTAATCATAGTTATATTTACGTTTTAATTTTAAACAATATACAAATCAAATTTAAGAAAATATTTAAAATTAAAACCAATATTTAACGTATGAGTCTCATGGAAACACACGATACTATATTGAAGAAAACAAAAGAAAACATTAATGAACTATTAACAAAAACTATACATCCTTCTATATCAGAACTTATAACAGTTAAATTAAAAGAAGAATGTGATAAATTTATAGAAATTACTAATAATGAAATAAAAAATAATATTAATTCGTCAATATGCGATTTAATTGATGTAGAGATTAAAAAAGAAAAAGAAAATTATCTGAAAAAGTTTAACGTAATACGTTCGGTATTTCCCAAACCGATTGGTTCAGGATTATTTAGATATTGCGGAACATGTTGTTTTTGTAGTGAAACTCCAGATGAATGGAAGAATGGTTTAATGAAAGAATATAATAAATTAAATTGTAAAATAAGTGAATTAAAAGATGATGAATATATTTTTATATGTTCTGGTCTATGTGCTTCAGGTGATAGATATGGTAATGGTATGAGAGGTTTAATAGAGATAAATCAGCGTAGTGATGGTAACGGTGTGAATCATATAAATTATCGTCCATCTAATAGTTGTGGTGAAATATTTGTAACAAATTATGGTTCTATTATTCACTTATCTATTGATATGACGGGATTAAAAGATCCTCACATTATAAGAATAGGTAATAACCCTATTACACAAAAATGTATTACAGCACTTAATAATACTATTATAAAAAAGCTTTATCAAGATTTTTATAAGAATGATGGAAATTTCAGAATCAGGCGAGATAGTTACTCTATTTCGGATATCATCCGAGATTTTATAGAAACATATGATAGTTTAAATCTAAGTGCATCAGAGTTATACTTTATTGAAAAACAAAAAGATACAGTAGAAAATATGACAATAGAGTTACAAAAAAGAGAAACTATACTTGTTAAAGATACAAAAGAATTAGAAGAAAAAACAAAAGATTTATATAGCGAAAAAGAAAATTTTGAAGAAGAGAAAAAAATACATAAAGAGAAAAGTAAAAATCTTTTAAAGAGAGAAAATAGTGTTTTTCTAAAAGAATCTATTCAGAGTGTTTATCAAGAATTAAAAGAAATTTCATACTCTTTATCTGATATTATTGATTTATTAGATGTTGTTGATCCTATCATAGAAAGGAGATTAAATCAGACCATTAAGCAACTGAACAAAATAAATAATGAAGAAGAAGTCATACAAGCATATGAAATAAATAATTAAAATTTGAAAAAAAATTTTTTATTGATTGTAAAAACAGAAAGTGACAAGATGGCGTGGCCATCTGTCAAGACTACGATCACCCCTTCTCACTATGCTTGTATCGCGATAATATTGTGTTCTCTTTTCCCTCCTGAAGTCGCCGAAAGTATCACGGGGCTTACCAAGACTTGCGACGAAGCGCAAAACCTCTTAGACCATGGAGTCCTGTATGTACATACTTATATGCTAAACACTCTTAAAAATGTTTCACTTTCACCCTTCTCTGGTATGCGACTCAGTGAAGTTTGTCCTTCACAAAAAACAATGCTTGCAAAGAAATGCCTTACTAGTCACATCTGGAGAGTAGGATCCGCATCCAACTATCCTCATATAGCAACATGGGGAGCTTGGGTTCCAGACAACAAAACAGTTCCAGAAAGGATGATGGATAGTATTAATATAGAAAAGTCCTTTTCGCTTGGGTATACTCTTAATTCAGAGTGGAATGGAAGCGGAAAAACTATGCTATTATGTGATACCTTTATCAATAAACAAAGAGATAAAATAAATAAATATACAGATAAAGAATACGTCAAAATAGTCAAGAAGGAAAAGAAGAAGAGGAACAAGATGCTAAAACGTCAGACACCGAAAAAGAAGATGAAGTTTTCTAAGAACATTAAACATCGCAATATGCGTTAAATCTACTGATAATCTACATCCCTAAATCCATGAAATTTAAATCATTGTTGTAATACAGATAGCCAAGGACACCACCACCTCCTATGATTCCTAAACAAATTGTAGCACATATACATTTTCTACAGGAACATCTTTTTTTAGGCTTTTCTTCAGGTATTTTCACATACTGTTTTTCGACAGGATCTATTACACCAATATAATTAAGATCTCTTTTTGGAGGCATCTTTATTTTATTTATTTAGTATATTTTTAAATCGTTGAATGTTTAATACTCTATATTAATCTTATTTTTTCTTGCACAATTACATTTTTTAAATAAATTATGAAATATAATACATCTTAAATAAAATAAGATAATAATGATAAATGGAGTTCTCTATGTAGTGATGGGGTGGTATCCGGGCAATCTTTTTTTCAAGGGAGAGAAATGCCCCATTGGAATAAATTATATAACGAATTAACAAAAGATGAAATAAAATATATTTTATTCCAACATATACATGATAGAATATATGACCTTGTATATATTAACTATTATACGGATGAAGATGATTACTAACCATCCAAATAATACCCCAAACCTTGTTCATCCTTTTTGAAAACATATCCTGGTTTCTTTCCTTTGAATGAATCAGTCCCTTCAAACTCGGCAAATTCAACACCTTTCCCACTACCGGATGAGTACCCTTCTAACAGGATACCTTTTTGTTTATCTTTATTCATAAACTCACTAATCATCTCATACAAAAAAGAAAAAGCAATGATGTAAACTAATGATGACAAGAGTTCAGATTCAAAGAGGTAAAATTTACATAATTTTATGAGAAGGATTGTTATTGAAATTCCAATAATGATTGATTTTGGTTGAGGGATCATAATATTATATCAACAATTTAAATTTAATATTCTTTCCAAAAATCCGTGAGAAGGGACCATACCATTATTTTCGCAAAGTTGTTTTCATACTTCTTTTCAAGAGGACTTTTCGTCTTCCATTGAGAAGATGAATGATCCCACAAGATGTCGTGGAACTTTTCTCTGTCTTTTATTTGTAGCTTATTACGCCCTTCATATCTAACACGGTCGCACGTAATGCAGCGACATTTCTCGTGATACCAATATTTCCCTTCTATATTTAGCCACTCGCGATACTCAATTTCTTTACATTGATTATTTTCAATAAATACACCTTTAATACCGTTTTGAGACTCCCGTCCAACCTGTCTTTCACATAGTTTATTGCAATTGTCAAACTTTGGATACATTACATAATTTTCCCACGAAGTAAATACTTCATCCCTCATTCTTTTAGAGGTTTTCCATTTGCTGTTTGAATTAACTTCTAGAAGTTTTTTATTTTTAAAAGAAATAGGGTTTTTGTAGGGTTCAATACTAATTCCACAAAGGAAATCATAATGATAATGTGGATTAAGTCCCATGGAGAAGAACAATTCTGTTGAATGGAATTCTTTCTGATGAAGGAGTTTCCATGATGGGATTCTATCTTTCATCAGAAGTGTATAGATGTAATCTTTGACATCTTGTGGAAGATGAGGGATCAACTCAATGATGCTTTTTTTCTTTTTTACTTTTTCTTTTTTAGTTTTACTCTCTATCGTTTCCTTCTTCCTGAAACGAGGATGTTTCTTCCTCTGAAGGGGCATTTTTGAATGGATCTTAACAATCCTTTTTAACAAAGAACTTAAGGATTTTCAAATTTAAACATACATCAATTACAAGAAGGATGTATGATTGAGGAAGGGACATCATTTATAATATTTAAAAGAAAATGTTAATAAATAATTAATGACAACATACCGTGTAACCAAATTTTTTATTGAAAATAATATAGTGATGAATCATCCTACAGAAACTTTACATTCATCAAATGAAGTATTTGGACTCGCGCAAGATTTTTTTAACAATTGTAAAATATATTCAACGCATGAAGAAGGTTCTAATGAATCATATATCAAATGTGTTGGAGACGATACAAAAATAATACATGTATGTGAAACTAATTTACCGTAATTAAATTTTCAAATAACCAACATGTTTAACCCATTCATTTTTGTCAACAAGGTATTTCTTAAGAATATCTTCATTATGTACTGCTTTCCAAATATCATATGGTGATTTTTTATGTTTACCTGGATTTTTATAATGTTCATTCGCATCAATACCTTTCATTATAACTCCTCCACCGGGATGCTTTGGTATCCAATTTTTAATATCATAAACACTCTTTTTACCATCATGATCTAATATAATCCATGATTTTTTATCTTTAATCTCTTTTAGAGTATACTCTTTGTCTTTTTTCTCTTCTTTCTCTTCTTTCTCTTTTTTCTCTTTTTTCTCTTTTGCCCCCTTAGATTTCTTTTTAATATTTCCAATTGAGTTTTTACTATTTTCAATATTATATCCTTTTATTTTTAAGGATTTAATAACATCATAAGTTGTATCTAAAGAACCTTCAATCCAACCTTGCTTTTTTGAGAAAGATTCACCACAGATATATATTTCTTCATCTTTTAATGGTTTTAACATTTTATCATATTCTTCATCCATATCATAACCCGTGTCCCATAAATGAATACCATTTTCCCAATAATGAGTAGATAAGAACTCCGGTTCAGGTGGATCAATATCAAATATCTTTTCAATTTCTTTATGAAGCATAGTTACTAAAAATTTTTCACTAATTTTACTGTATCTATCCCACATCTCGGCATAAATACTATCTGAATAAGATATCATTATTAATCCTGCTTCTTCATTAATAGGTATAATGTGACGAATATAATTATCAGTGATAGTCCTTTTCATACCCTTAAACCACAAGTTTTTTGTAGGATATTTAGCATAGATACGTAATAACTTCATTGGTTTCACGGAATCAAACAAAACTTTGTCTTTAAAATAATTAATTCCTTTTAGTTTTTCGGATGGTATTGTTAAAATTAATTTTTCGTATTTAAATTTATCTCCATTTTCGGTTTCTATTTTATTATCCGTAATATCAACTACCTTTGTTTTTCTCTTAATAATAACATTTTCTTTTAATATTAATTCTTCTTCCATTGTTTGTATGATTTGAGAAAGTCCACCCGATAAGTGATAATAATCATCATCAGATAATAAATCCTCCTTAAACATTTTTATAGCAGCATGGGCATTTAAATTCATTATTTCTGAATCATATCCAAATGTATCCTTAATGTATTGAACTGTTTCCGAATCATAGATAGTCATTAAATATTGAAAAAAAGTTATATTTATTAAATCCTCTTTTTTAATCTCCTTTTTTTGCTCAACTGCTTCTTTTAATAAATCTTTTAAATCAAGTTTTTCATCCGTATTATAATAATACCTACTACTTTTATTTCTTAAGAAATAATTTACTTTCTTTGGTAATGGTTCAATTTTATCTTTTAAACCTAATTCATTGATTAACGATATTAATTTAGTATGTTTTTTATGAAATCTAGCAGCAGCACACTCATAATAAAAATCTGTCTTGTAAATAGTATGCACCCTTCCACCAAGGTCCTCGTGCATTTCTATGAGTAAAATTTTAAGATCTGTCTTAGATAACTTATAAGCAGTAAAAAGACCACTAATACCACCCCCAACTATAATTACATCATAATTATAATTACTTGAAAAAAAATCCATTTATATTATATCTTATTTATTTTTTAAATTAAATTTTTAAATTTAATTAAAAGGAACGAATGATAAAGAATTACAACTATTCCAATTGATATTAAAAACCAGAAATAGTTTTCATATCCTTTATTTGTTCCAGTTGACAGTTTTTTTCCTATATGTCCCGTATAAATAAATAAGGGAGCAACAATAAATATATGAATTAAATAAATATAAGTCTTATCAATCATTTTATAATATAGTTAATATTATATTATATTATGGATCATTTCATTATACTTGGTGATATGGGATCGGGCATGAAAGATCAAATAGTTGTTGCTGAAAAGATCCATGAAAAAATAAATGAAATAAATAAAAAAGATATCTTCGTTTGTGGTTTAGGTGACAATATTTATGAAGATGGTGTATATTCTGTAAATGATAATCAGTTTACTACAAAGTTCGAAAAACCATATGAAAAGATATCAAATGATGTTAAATTTTATATGTGTTTGGGGAACCATGATTATGGTTATAATTTAGACTTAACAAATAATAGTCAACATCAAGTGGATTATGGTATTCAATCACAAAAAGAAGGTAAGAAATGGGTAATGCCATCTAAATACTATACGTTTCAAAAGAAAAATATGCAATTTTTTATTATGGATACAAATTTTGAATTCATGGATGATAAAGAAATAAAAGAGCAATTTGATCTTTTAGTTAAAGAAATTAATAAATCTAAAAAACCATGGAAAATATTAATCGGACACCATACTTTAAGGAGTGTTGGTGGTCATGGAAATGCCGAACCAGGTGGAAAAATGGAAAACTTTTTTCAAGAATTATTTAAAAAATGTAAGATACACCTTTACATATGTGGACATGATCATAATAAACAAGTAATAGAAACTAGTATAGGGGGTAAAATTACAACATTAGTTGTTTGTGGGACAGGTGGTAAAAAGTATCATGATGTTACAAATTTAAAGAATGTAAAAGAGGGAGAATTACAATTTGCATCTTCAAACCTTGGATATGGATTGTGCGAATGTTCTAAAAAACTACTAACAATAAAATTTTATGATGGACAAAATACACAAGAATATGTTTATAAACTTAATAAACCTTAATAAAAATATTATATTATAATATAAATGAATTCAGCGTGTTTACCGAATACAGCAGCATACACTTTCAATGGGGGTCACGTAGGTGGTCAAGCAATTTTTGAGTCAGTTCACCCACCTCTCGCACAGGGAGGTGGTGGACGTAGAAGGCGAGCAGCGAGAAAATCAACAAGACGTAGACGTTCTGCGAGAAAGGTCGCAAGAAAAACCACAAGACGTTCGGCGCGTAAAACAGCAAGAAGCTCGGTGAGAAAGGTCGCGAGAAAAACCTCTAGACGTTCGGCGCGTAAAACTGCGAGAAAGGTCGCGAGAAAAACCGCTAGACGTTCTGCGAGAAAGATCGCGAGAAAAACCGCTAGACGTTCAGCGCGTAGAGTCCAGGGTAGACGCGCAGTTTACAGAGAAGCAGATAAATCTTCATTTAGTCAATAAATTTGAAAAAAAGTTTTAATACATATATTAAAACCACAACGATGAATAAAATCATTAAGTTCATCAATAACATTAAAACGAAGAATCAACCTTTCAGACCAATTGTCTTAACAACCCGCAATCCTCCTACCAAGGTCCGTTAGGTTAGGTTCTGGGACAGAAACTACATTCGGAAGTGGTCCACCATATGTCCTTGGATTAACAGGGAACAGTTTAGGTTTGTGTGGCCAGTGACTCGTCATCCTTAGATCAGTAAGTGCCTTCCTTTTTTTACGAAGATTTGCTTCTGTTGCCCTTTCTCTAGGAGTCATACAAACATAAACAACATTCCTTATCTTTTTTTCTCCCCTTTTCTTTACTGCTTCGGTACCACAGTGGATAGTCCTGCTATCCCAAAATACCATTGACCCTGCTTTACATTTAATCCTTTTTTCTCCACATCCCTTTTCTTCATAAAATCTTTGTTCTTCTTCCGTATGCTTATACCAATCACTCTTATTATCAATCGTAAAAGACTGAGTAAATTCATCATGATACTTATTACTACCTTCCATGAAAGCAAGTGTTGCGTCTCCTTCATCAACATCGTATGCTGTAACCCAGCTCTGAACACATTCAAAGTCAGGACGAAGGTAACTCTGATCGGTATGATACCATGTGTTGCGATACCAACCACGATTAGTTTCTTCTGGAGGAAAATGGAATGAAGCACCATCAAAACTCGTCAGAAGATCTTCTTTGGGAGTTTCCCACAGTTTGGAAAAGACATCAACTACCTTTTCATTTTGACGCACGTCCCATACAAACTGTGAATGACCCACACCATACTGCTGAAGAAGCATTGAATGCTTCGGATAAAGTTTAAGGTATTCTACCCATGTTTTTGAATCTTCGCGACTGATTGGTTTTTCAAAATTCTGACTGATATGTTCTAGATAAACCCACATACCATCCCTCATAGATAGTAGTTCCCCTTCATCAAGGACCCCAGGGATAATAGCGACCCCATACTTCTCAATGGTATCTTTTAGTCCCTCTGATGTAGTGTGATACTTCTCACCTTCGTAAGACATCTTTACTATTTAATTTATTTAAGATAATAAAAAAATATTCAAATTTAAAATAAACATTACTTGTGACTTAATAAGGTTTAACGAGGAGTTGGAGAACAGACGGATGGACGGTTCGTTTGAGTTCTTTTCTGTTGAATGAATTCAGACATATCTGAATCCCAAATTGACTGTTTTGTTATAGAGTTAAACCAGTATTTCCTATTTTTACTCCATTTCTCACTCCATCCCCATCCTTCCATTGTTAAACCTAGATTCTTAAAATCCATCTTTGTTCTTTGTGAATAATGTTTATAAACAAAAAAATTTAATTTTCAAATTTTTATTTAACTATATCATGGAATATAAAGGAATTTTGCTATGAGAGGGATTCGAACCCCCGCTGTCTAACGTAAATGACGTATTTAGTGACAATTTCCAACGTTCACCCAAGCAGACACATTGATTGATCAAATCGTGGTCCACAGACGATCCGGAAAGAACTTATATAAATAACGTCAACCACAGGGCGGGTTACGCCCCTGCCTTAACCACTCGGCCATCATAGCAGTTTACATTGATT